GGAGCGAAACACCGAAAATACGCCTTCGAGCGAAATAAGCGAAAATGCCCTTCCAAGGGTGGGAAGATTGGAAGCCAAACGAAAAGATCCACAAAGGGATCCCCGCCAACTCAACGCAAAAAAAAAAGACCCCTCCGGGCAGGGGCCTCATTGGCTTGTGGCTATTCAGCTAAGATTTTGAAGTGGCCGTTGTTGATGTCTTCGTCAGCGTAAGCTTTGTAACCTTTGTCGGTTTTGAAGATCCACAACTCGATTCCGTTCACTTCGGTGTAGCCAACATACTCGGCATTTGTTTCGAAGTGGTAATTTCTTAGGACGTAGCTTTCGCCTTCTTCTAAGTCATCGATGCTTAAGCTTTCGGTTGCTTCGGCTCTTTGACCTAATTCGATTGTGAGATCGGCAATTTTGAAACCTAATTTTGCTTCGCATTCGGCTTCGCCAAACTTACCGACTAAGTATTCTTTGAGGCCGTCAAGGTTGAACTCTTTGACGATTTGGCCTGGCTTCCAGGTCTTAAGGACACCTCTGATCCTTCCTTCACTGATGTTGAATGTTTTTGCGACTTCTTTGACTTTCATTGTAATTTCCTCCTTATCGCATTTCGATCGATCGATCGTTTGGATCCATCCCGGTTGATCTATCACTCTCTCTCTTTCTTATGTATATATAATAACGTATTATTACGTAGATCACCCTGACCCCCGATGTACCCAGATGTGTTAAAATTATAAAATAAAAACACTGTTTTTAATCTAAAACAAACAAATCTTGTATGGTAAAAATAAAAACGCACAACAACTTAGACAAAAACAAAACTAAAAATCAAAAACTGTTGTTTTGAACGTAAACGTAACTTTAAGGTTAACAATCCAATCACATTAACGTGCTATATTATATAGATATTATATAAGGATATATTATATCGGACGTGTCAAAAATGTAAAGAAAACAAACAAAACACACTCATATTAAAAATTAGGGCCGAAAAACGTTGATTTTTCTAAATCCATGATTTTATAATATAAATAGGTAAAGGAGGACTACGATATGAAATGTGCAATTTGTTCAATCGGTAACAAAGAACTACTCCAAGAGATCGAATATTTTCTAGAAGTAAACAATGGTATGTTATCTAACAAAAACAAAATTGAGTTATCTGAAAAATATCCAGCTTACAAAGCTGCTATTGAAAAGATTACTGATCAAGATTGCAATATGCACTGGAATTTCCATCAATCAGTAGATAGACCAGTTGAGATCTTTGGTAATGCGACTGCTGATCCAGAAAAACCAGAAGAGAAACCTACCGTTGCATCATTAACTGCTGACATTGCAAAAGATGAAGCTACAATTTTGTATGAAGTCTTAAATGCACAAGCAGCTACTTTTAGATGTTTAGATAGAAAAATGAAACGAGCCATCGAAAAAGCGGACACAGACGAAGACGGAATGTCCCAAATCATTGTGAATCCTAACACTGTAACTATGTATAATGAGATTGCATCTTCAATTAGAGGAACAGTGCGCGAGATCCGCGACTTAAATAAGGAATTAAATGGAAAAGGTGAAGATCCATTAGCTGGTATTAAAGCATTAGCTGCAGCCTTAACCATTGGTAATTCTAATAAATCTGAGGGTGAACAACCTAAGGATATGTCTACGAAGGAATTTGATGATTAGTTATGATTGACTGGAAACCGTTTTCACCCAAACAACGAGACTTCATTGAACATTCTACAGCAAAAATGAATATCGCTACAGGTTCGGTTCGTTCAGGAAAAACAATCGCTTGTTCAATTCGATGGATATTCTACTTAATGACTGGACCACAAGCAGATTACTGTATGATGGGAAAGTCCCTCGGTACGCTAAAGCGTAACGTAATAAATGACCTATTCGATATATTAGGTAAAAACAACATAAAATGGGTTGATAGACAACAAGGTGAACTGTTAATCCTAGGCAAACGTGTATATGCAATTGGTGCTGCCACTGAAGAAGCTGAAGAAAGAATTAGAGGTGCTACATTTGCAGGTGCATATTGCGACGAAGCTAACTTGTATCCGGAATCTGTATGGATGCAACTACAAGCTCGTTTATCTATTCCAGGTGCAAAGACATTTGCTAACTGTAACCCGGATTCACCTTACCATTGGTTTTATAAAAATGTGCTCCGTAATAAGACCATGGATAAAAAGATTTGGCAGTTTAACATGGATGACAACCTCTCCTTAACTGACGAATATAAAAGACAATTAGCAAGTCAATTTAGCGGAGTGTTTAAGAAAAGATTCATCGATGGAAAATGGTGTGTTGCTGACGGTAAAATCTACGATACGTTTGATCCAGAAAAACATGTAATAGATGCAGTATCTATAGTTAACAATATAGCAGAAGTAGATCGTGAATATTACATAGGATGTGACCAAGGTACTTCCGTAACATGTTCCTGGTCAATTATATGTAAAGATAAAAAGACAGGTATCAACTATAAGATTAGGGAATACTACTATGAAGCAAAAGAAGAGCGCAGACAAAAGGATGATGCTCAATACTTCATGGATTTCCAAAGATTATTAGCAGAAACGATACCTGCAAAGTTCTTACAAAAGAACAAGTTACCAGTATATGGTGACCCTGCAGCAGCTTCATGGGATGCAATGCTTACAAATCATGGTTACAACTTCAAGCATGCTGACAATGATGTAGTCGAAGGTATTAAGTTTGTGTTGAATCTTATCAATACAGGAAAATATTATATAGACAAATCGTGTAAGCGAACAATTGAAGAGTATGAAAACTATTCGTGGGATGAAAAAGCACAAGAAAAAGGCGAAGATAAACCTAAGAAAGTGTTTGACCACGCTTGTGATAGTGATAGATATGGATTGTATACTCATAATAAGAATAATGCTTCAGGTATTTATCGAATAAGGAGGTTGTAGTATGAACGCTGAAATTCAAAACTTGTTAGCAAACAGAAAATATCAGTGGGACTACATCCCTGAATTCGAAAAAGAATGTGGTTACGAAGACATAATTGATGACTTAAATGTTACAATTCCTAGAGAGTTTCGTGCGATGACTCCAGAACAACAAGAAAAGTTGTTAAACGAACAATTGAAAAAGATAAGAGATATCGATGTGTTTCCAATCTTTTACTTCAATGAACAAGGTATTCGAAACGAGATTCTTAAAGTAATACAAAAAGATGTGTATTTCGATGGTGATAATCTTATTACACAAAGTTCGTTAGGTCTATTATTACTAGATTATCTATTTCCAAATCTGCATTTTGCAAAAACATGGAACTTAGATGACTGTGTATATAGCAGATTCTATGACGATGATAAGTTGAAAGCATGTTTGAAGCGTTATATGGAACATTATGTCTTTGAAAACATGAGAACCCCATTCTTCATGTATGCTAGATTTTTCTGGAATGCTCCTACCAATTATCTTCCTATGCGAGCAAAAGCAATCTATGAGAAATTCTGTCCAAAGGACGGTGTCATCTATGATTACTCATGTGGATATGGTGGTAGAATGTTAGGTGCTTTATGTTCATCTAATAATTATAAGTATATAGGATGTGAACCTAATAAAGACACGTTTGCTAATCTGAAATACTTAGGTTATGAAATTGAAAAAGTCACCGGTAAACATGCTACGCATCAGTTGTTCAATTGTTGTTCCGAGGATTTGGAGTTACCAGAAGGATCAGTAGACTTTGCGTTTAGTTGTCCACCATTCTATGCTTTAGAAATCTATAGCGATGAAAAGACACAAAGTATTAATAAATTCAAAACTTATGATGAATGGTTAGAAGGTTATATTAGACCTACAATCAAAAACATTTATAAGGCGTTGAAAATAGGTGGAAAGTTTGGCATTGATATTGCTAACTTCTATTACAAGGCTAAAAAGTATTTCTTTGTAGAAGACGTTATAAGAATTGCAAAGGAAGAAGGATTCAAATATGATAAGCCTTATCCTATTATTAGTCGTAATAGAAAACTTATGGATAATTTACACGATATCGAGTGTGTACATATATTCTTAAAGGAGGAATAAAATATGTTGTTTGCTGATGAATATAATAAGTTACACTATGACCTAGATTTTTTAGGCCCAGATAAACATTGGAAACCAGTTGAAGATACTCGAAGAATGGAGAAATATGCATTTGCTCGAGAAGAATTCGAATTGACACCAGAAGACATGGTGCAAAAACTATTTCCTGTAGGGTTATTAAACTTTAAGGAAGTTGTAGATTTCGGCCACAGCTTAAAATTACTAGGTTATCCAAGATTACTTACATTGAAAACTGCGGACATGGTTATTGGAGAGCCTCCTTTAATTGTAGCACAAGCTGATGCTTCTAGTGAACAAACTGAAAAAATTAGAGAAATGAGAAATCGTTCACAGTTTGATTATCATATGAAACAAGCTTTGTTTGATTATTCTCGTTTCGGTGTTTTATTGATTAGAGTTTTCAAAGATGAAGAAACTGGTAAATCTTGTTTAACAGCATGGAATCCTCTTGAATGGGTACCTGTTTACTATAATGACGGAACTAACAGAATTAAATACAATGTTATCGGTTGGTATGAAACTCCAGAATTGTTAAAGATTCAGATTCATAGCACAAAAGATGGTTCTTATGAAGAGCGTTATTATGTTATGGATGGTGCTGGTAATATCGTAACATTAAAAAGTTCTAAGAAATATAATAAGAAAAGTGGTAAGAAATTGTTCTTTGCAATTCCTAATACACCAACAACTACAAATCCATTAGGCACAGGTGATTATGAAATTATTAACAGTTTAATGCAAAAAGCAATTGAAAGATTAACTGCAATTTTAAGAGTTTTAGATGAACATGCTGATCCTTCTATGACTGGTCCAAGTTCATTACTTGAAAAAACAGATTCAGGTGAATTAGTATTTAAGACATCTAAATATTATGCTGTTAATGATGAAGAACAAAAACCATCATATATTACTTGGGAAGCAAACTTAGAAAGTTCATTTAAGGCATTTGATAAATTATGTGAACAAATCTATATTCTTTCTGAAATGGGTTCTGCATTTATTGGTGCAGCAGGTTCTACTGGAAACGTTGTTTCAGGAACGGCTATGAGATTTAAGATGGTATCTCCACTTGAAAAAGCGAGACGTATTGCTAACGATTTAACACAACCATTTAAAGAAATCGTTTCGTCAATGTTAGCGCTTGATGGTGTTAATTTAGATGCGAAAGATATTAACATTACTTGGAAAGATTCGTTACCAAAAGATCCAAAAGAATTAGTTGAATTGTCTAAAGCAGAAAGTGGATCAACAGTAGTTAAACCATTACTTAGAGTATTACAAGATAACTTCGGTCTTGATGAAGCAACAGCTAAGAAATGGATTGAGGAAGCACTTGAAGAAAAAGCCAAGTTTAAAGAAGTTGAGGGTGAAGGTGATAAAGAAAATCCAGCTCCGAGAGCAGATAAGAAATTATCATTCAAGGATCCTGCAGCAAGTGAGAACTTAGGTGGTAGTGCTGAAAACCTTGGTAACAAGTAAAAATAAAAAACAATAAAATTGGATTAAAAAATAGTTGA